ATGCGCGATGAGGGTCTGAGCGCGTATCACCAGAAGCACGTCAAAAAGGGAGCGCTCGGCACATTCCTGAAAGCAGTTGAGGAAGGTCGCATTCCGTGGGGCTCGGTGCTCATCGTTGAAAACTTCGACCGCCTTTCACGGGCCAGCGCGCTTGATGCTCAAGCCCAGCTTGCGAATATCGTGAATGCGGGTATTACCGTTGTTACAGCCGCCGATAATCGCGAATACAACGCCGAAAGTTTGCGCGCTGATCCGATGAGCCTGATTTATAGCGTTCTGTCGATGATTCGCGCGCACGAAGAAAGTGACCGTAAAAGTCAACTTGTCGGGGATGCCTTTCGCAAGCGGGCCGAACAATGGATTGACGGGACGTTTCGCGGGCTGGTTGGCAGCCCAACACAAGCCCCGTCATGGGTGCGCTATGTCGATAATCCCGGCAAGCTCGCGCAGTTTGAACTTATACCGGAGCGAGCCGAAGCGTGGCGGCGCGCACTGAGTCTCTATCGTGCCGGATATGGTGGTATCGGGACTGCGAAGCGGCTCGCGGAAGAGGGGTTGGTGGTGAGCGAACGTTACCCCGTTACCGCCATCAACCGCACGCTCAGTTCGCGGGCGCTGGTCGGTGATAAGGTGATCACCACTGGCGGGCAGACGTACACCCTTCGCGGCTACTATCCAGCACTGCTGACCGAAGCAGAGTTTGATGAGTTGCAGGCGCTGGCTGCGAAGCGGGGCTTCAGGAAGGGTAAGGGTATCGTCACGTCTATCGTGACCGGTTGGGGTATCACGCTATGCGGATACTGCGGCGCAATCGTCTGTTCGCAGAACCTGAATCGGTACAGGCCGGATGCAGGGAAGCGCCGTGCGTACGCGCGCCGTCTGCGCTGCCATCAATATCAGCGAAATGGTAAACACTGCCTGGCTGCGGTGACAAGTTGCTCAGCAGAGTCGGTCGAGCGGGCGATCATGGATTACTGCGCTGATCCGCTAAAGCTCACGCACCTACAGCAAGGCATCGATACCGTTAGCCCGTTGATGTTGCAACTCGCTGCAAAACGCAAAGTCGTGGTTAATCTCGAAGCCAAGCTGAAGGGATTCAGTGATGCACTGCTCGAAGATGATGAAGCGACACCCGCGAGCTATATCATGTTGATGCGCGAGACGGAGAAAAAGAAGAAAGACGCAGAACGCGCCGTGAGCGAACTGGAACGCGAACTCTCGATCAACACACAGGCGAAGCCGTCGAGCGCGGACGAATGGGCAAGGCTCGTTGATGCGGTGATGGAACTCGATGAAGATGCGCGGATGCAGGCACGGAAGCTGATACAGGATACCTTCGAGCGCATCGAAGTGTTCATGAAAGGGCTTGACCTCTCGGGGGATCACATCCACGTACAGCTCACTTCGAAGCGCGGCGTAATGGTTGGGTTCGATATTAACCGGCAGACCGGCGAGTTGGTTGGTGTCAGCAAGGGTCACGCGGACACGATGTTGAAAGCGCGGGGACCGTCGCGCAAGCCGCGTATTAGATAGGGATGCGTAGTCGTGTTTTATGTGGGTGGTTGCCGGGCGGCAACCATTTTTTTACCAATCCTTATCCTGAAACAGACCCTCAGGCGTGGAGTGAATCCGCAGATAGCCTTCGCCAACGAGGTATTTTCTGTAGGCGAGAATTGCCAGGTCCCAGATTTCCTGTTGGACCTCGGGCCCACTATCGAGCACTTTACCCTGCTCATCAACGATGGCGAGCGTGGCCGGTTTGCCTTGGGTGTCCGTGATGGTGTAGTGCTCCCAGATGACAGCGACAACACATGAGTGTTGCAGGATGGCCCGGCTTTCCGAGTGCGGGTCATCTATCGGGCTGGTTACGTCAGTCATGGTGCATCCTCCCGTTTCTACTGTCCGCGTGTCCGCAGCTAGGGCAGGCCCTCATCCATCATCCCCGTCGCTGCCGTTGAGTGCTTCGTCGGACGCTTCAAGCGTGCCGCGCGCGTCGGGCGCATGCAGACGGTTAAGGATGCGGGCGCTTATGTCGGTATCTTCGGGATGGACCTGAATGCGCGCGCTATAGGAGCACGTCCCGCCATGTTTCGCAAGGAACGTGAGCCGGTCCAGCTTTGCATCGTGGAATCGCAGGTCGTCGTCCTCGTCGTCGGTCGCATCAAACACAAACAGCACAGGCGACCATTTGCCCGTCCAGCGAAGCAAACCCAATTGCGGATTGCGCAGGTTTGGCATGTTGTCGGGGTCAATCATGTCCCCGGTATCGTCCCGATCATAGAGCGATGACCGCAGGGTGGGCGATAGCTGGTCAAGAGACGTGTTCGGAAGGTCGAACGTGATTTTCAGATCGAGCGTGAGAACCTCATCGTCTCCGTGATGCTCGGTGCGCGTATTGATGTGCTCCAGCATAATTTCGTGACTCGTGAAATTCATCATGAACGCTCCTTGTGTGTCCATCGAACGCGGTACCGGTAATAGCCGTTCATCACGCCCCCTGGAGTCTGTCGCGCTTTGCGATATAGAACTCTTCCAGTTCGTCGCGCTGTTCTTCTTCGGGTACGTTGCGGATCAGATCGGCTGCCACGTCCAGCACGTCGGGCGAGTCTGCTTTTTCCAGCGCATCCATCACTTTCGCGAAGGTCATTGCAACGAGCAAATCGGCGCTTGCTGCCTGTGGCGCGCCGTCGCCCGTATCTTCCCCTTCGCCTTTCTTCGTGACGCGCCTGGCTGCCCTTGCGGCGTTCAGCTTGTCGGCGTAGGCGGTGCGGGCAATCTCCTTTTCCTGATGTGTTCGCAATCCTGTTGCGCGCTCGCCTGCGGCGGTCAGTTCATCGGCGCTCGATGCGTCCGCGATGGCCTTCAGCACTTCATCAAGCGTGGGCGCGCTCTCGCGCCGTGTGACGTTCTTCTTCATGCTCGCCTTCACGCTACTGGTGCGCGAGTTGCCGACCACATCTTCGCGCGGGACCTCATCGACCGGTCCCATATTGCGCGGCCCTGGCGCGTCGAACTCCAGTTCCTCTGGCGCGTACACGCCGAGCAGCACATCTGGCGTATGACGCCGCGCCCACTTGCGGATCGCAAGGAAGCAGATCTGCTGCTGCGGATCGGTGGCCCATTGTGTGGAAAAGCGCGGATAGGCCTGGGACATCATCACCTGTACGGTGCGGGGTTCAGTCTCACCCCTGAATGTCGCCTTGACGATTACACCAAGCCCTTCCTCCTCGGCTTTGGTATAGGTCGCGATGTAGTACTCGCCGCCCGACTTCTCGGACTTGCGGGCCTCGCACTTGCCCATCACCTTCGACCAGTCGCCAACGAATTCATATTCGGGCCGGTTGCGGATCGGTGCGCGCGCGATGACCACCGCGGCGATAAGCTGGCCGTCATATCCAAGCTGCCCGCTCTTCGTGACGTGCGTTTTTGCCGCGACCGCGAACGGGTCCATTTCCCAGCGGATCGCCTGCATGGTGAGCGCGAAGCACGCGCCTTTCTTGCCGCGCAGATGTTCGGGCACGGCGACGCCACCGTTCGCCATCATGTCGGCCAGGTGATCGACCTGCTGCAACAGGCTGGGCGTGAGCGTGAAGCGTTCACTCTGGACTTGCTGAATGTCGGTACTCATGCGTCCTTCTCCTGTGTATCGGCCTTCGGTCTGGAGTAGGTCAGCGTCGTGTAATCGCAGTCTTCGACATGATATGCCGGACGGTGAACCGTCTTGCGTTTGTACGCGCCACCGTTTGGCAGGCGGCCGATGGCGGCCTCGCCCATTGCGTGCAGGATGTGGGCGCGCGCGGCGTCGCTCGCCGCCTGATAGGACTTGACGTGTTCCTCGGCATCCATGCGAACGCGATGCCAGTGATACACGTCCTCGGGCAGATTGATGGTCCCGCCATTGGTACCGGTGTACAGACGCCTGAGCAGGCCGATGGCGTGCGGATGCTCGTAATCGAGCGGCGGCGGTTCGCGCGTCTCGACGTGCGTCCAGAATAGGCATTCACCGTCAATGAGCATCTGTTCCAGTTCGCGGTCGCGCTCGATGACATAGCGGACCATCCTGTGACCACCGACGAGTGCGGCGAGATACCACACGGCGTAATCAAGGCATGCCATGTAATGCGCGCATTGCAGCAGGTAATGCGGCGGTACTTCATCGCTTTCCGGCTCGCCCCACAGACCGCTCAGCTTGTACGCGAACTGGTCGACGGTCTTGATTTCAAGTCCGGCCTTCATTCCATCAATCGTGCGATCCACACTCGCGAGCATGAACGGATATCGCGCATGCCGGATGATCTGGTTCCGCCGCCGCAGATGTACGCTGTAGACGTGTGCATAGCGGCTCGCGACCACGCCTTCAAGCGCGCGACCGAAGTCGGTACGCTCAAGTCCGTCTGCGTCGATGTCGCGGGGCACCTGTTCCCCAATCTTGTCGTAGTACAGTTCAAGCGCCGTGGTGTACGGGCTTTGCCCGAGCGCGGCGGCGGCATCGGACCCGCCGACACCTTTCTTTCGCAAAGCCAACCATTCTTCACGCGCGTTCATAGATTCACTCACTGACAGAAGACCGCTACCGGGTGGGCGGCGGCGTGAAGAAAACGATAGGAGAACGGCGCGATGGGGGGCAAGCGCTAAATTTCGTGAAAATATTTGAAAAGGTCGATTACCCTCATTTCGACCCACACCGCTACCCTCATTTCAACCCTCATCGTTACCCTCATTTCAACCCTCATTCTCTTCGCAAACCCGCGGTGTTAGGCCATCGATATTTTGTCAATACGCAGCGCAATATCGAAAGTCGGAATTGCTGTAAAGCTGGACTGACTGGCTTGAATCGGCCGTTTGCCGGGGCTATGGTTCAGCACGACTGATGTTCTTTTCGGGAGTAGAAACCATGACGCGATCTATAGAAGCTGTTGCCATTGCGCGCAGCTATCCCGGTATGCATGCATTGATTCGCGCCGTGGAAATCTGCGGATCGCATCTGCTGCTTTCGCAGGCCATCGGCGTGAGGAAACAGAACATTGCCAACTGGCTGCACGTCTCCCGTATGGTTCCGCTGGAATACGTGCCCTCCATCGTGGCAGTGGCGAACGATCCGGAGGTTACGCCGTGGACGCTGCGGCCCGATTTTGCGCAGGGGTGGGCACTGCTCGCGCGCCAGCTACGCACATCATCGCCCGGCAGCAGGGACGGTGTAGCCGAATCCGAAGCACTCACGGAGTAACCCGCGATGAATACACCTGATGCTGTCGAACGCGTCGCCGGGACCGATGGCAAAAGTTATCCGTCGAGCTATTCGGCACACCGCGACGCGATCCGCGCCGCGATTCAAGCCGATCCGTCCGCGACGAACACGGTCATCGCGAATCGCATGAAGTCATCACGCGATACCGTGATTGCGGTTCGGCGTGAGCTTGCCGGTGCGCTTGTCGATGCGCGCTATGAAGCGATGTGCGTCGCGATTGCGGAGTGCTATCGGACCGACGAGGTGAAAGACCTTCGCGACAAGGCGCTGGCCCTTCAAGTCTATACGCGGCAGGCGAAGAATCGCGAAGCCGAACAGCGCGCTACGGAAATCCGCCTGCGTGCCGAGCGGCGCGCGGGCGAACTGTTGTTAAAGCAGGCCAAGGCCGAAGGCACTCGCGGCCAACTTGTCGGACGTGGAGTTATTGGCGGTGCCAACATGGAACCGCCAATCAAAGATCAGCCGACACTGGCTGACCAAGGCGTTTCAAAGCGGCAGGCGTCCGACTGGCAGAAGATCGCAACGCTTTCGGAAGAACAGTTCGAACACGCGATCCGTGATCCTGAGCGGTCTGTTTCCACTGCCTCAATGGTGAAGCTCGCGGAAAGCACCATGCGCGCGAACGTGCATCGGACCGAAGAAGTTCCGACCGAGCAAGGCGCTTTGTTCAATGCTGGTCTGCAACCGCGCTATCCGGTCGAACGTGACGCCAGGACCGAATACGTCAAGCGGGCGTTGCTCACGCTTGCCGAGCGGCGCTACAACGCCGCACTCTTGCGGCAGGAAGGCGAAGCGAAGGTTGCACACGGCAGCGCGCTTGACGCCGAGACCGACCAACTGATTGAGGAAAAGTACTTCAATGCGCAGGGTGTGCCTCATTGCGCGGCCACCTCAACCACAGGAGCATGAAATCATGGAACATCTGGCACATCCGGTGGGACTCAGCGCCGAAAGCGGCTTCGTTCAGGAGTGCGTTCTACGCCCTCTGCTATATCCGCGTCATCGCGCACCAATCACGCTGCGCGACTACGAACGCGCTTTCAAGGTCTTTCTGCGCGATTCGGCAATGACCCGCCTGCAACTCGAATGCGGTATGGCCGTAGTGCGCGACGAGGAAGAACGCGGACGCGCATTGCAGCGTGACGCGTCAGGCATCCCGGCGAGCGACATGGTGCTGGCGCTCGCCGCTGAGCTGCACGCGGAACAGCCGTGAGCGTGCGTACACCCGAATACAGCGCCTGCCATGAGTTGGCTCAAGATCGAATCCAGCACGCCGGACAAGCCCGAAGTATGGGCCATCGCGGCATTCCTTTCGCTCGACCGGGACGCGGTTATGGGCAAGCTGATTCGTGTGTGGCGGTGGTTCGATGAACACACCGCAGATGGTAACGCTCGAAGCGTTACCCGAGCGTTAGTCGATTCGACAGCGGGCGTGACCGGATTTGCGGACGCGATGATTTCCGTTCGCTGGCTCACGGTCGATGATAACGGCATTTCGATGCCGCATTTTGAATGGCATACCGGCGCGAAGGCCAAGCGGCGGGCCCGGACGGCGATTCGTGTCTCGCGGCATAAAAATGCGGACTCTCAGGGTAACGCTGAGGGTAACGCAGATGCTAACGCTCGTGGTAACGCACAAGCTAACGCAGAAGGTAACGCTGCAAGCGTTAGCACATTTGAAAAGTGCGTATATGAAGTAAATCTAAAACCTAAAACCTTAAAACCTAAAACCAAAAACATACGCGCTTCGCGCTTCGACGCGCAGGCGCGTCTCGAATCTTTGGGTGTCGAGCCGCAGATTGCGCGTGACTGGCTCACGCTGCGCAGCGGGAAACGGCTCAAGCCGACCGAAACGGCCTTTGCAGGCGTGCTGCGGGAAGCGCAGAAGGCCGGGCTCTCGATGAATGACGTGCTGCGTGTGTGTTGCACACGCGGCTGGGGCAGCTTCGAAGCGTCCTGGCTGCATGGCCATGCTCACGGCGCGCAGGCACCGCCGCCAGCGCTGACTCCGTTGCAGCAGCGCGAAGCGGAAAACCGTCGCGTCGCGCAGGGGCTGACCCGCACCAGCGGGCCAGCGTCCGGAGTGATCGAAGGGGGCATTACGGAGGCGCATCGTGTCGGCGGTGAAGGCACTTCCCGAAACGTGGATCGTTAGCCTGTTTGCGCGCATGCAGGCGACGTTCGGCGCGCGTTTCACCGCGCTGTGGGCCGATGCCGATCTCGACCTCGTTAAACGCGTGTGGGGCGAATCGCTCGCGAACGTTCCGCCTGACGATCTGCGCCGGGCTGTGATCGCGCTGGCGCGCGAGAAGCGGCCGCCTGATCTGCCGCGATTCCTCGAACTCTGCGAGCCTGTACCGGTCGTGCAGCGCGCGAGCTTCGGGCCTGCACGTCTGCCTCTTTTCGAGCGGGCCGACGCGGCAACGGTCGATGCCTGCATGGCGCGCATGCGCGATGCGCTTGCACCGATCGAGGGCGTAACGCCTTCACCTCGGTGGGCGTTCGCGATGCTGCTACGTGGCTCGGCGCGCAACGGGCGACCGCTGACTGCCGAAGCGCGACGGGTCGCGGCCGATGCCGTGGTGTCGTCGGTGGGCCGCGCCTACGCGGCCGACGCGCCGGCCGCGGAGCGTGCGCAGTATCGCGCCGTGTTCGAAGCGGCGTATCGCGCGCGCGGTGGTGTGCCGCCGTCGCGCGTGCCTGGGGAGGACGACGAGGAACCGCAGGAGGCGACACTGTGATCGCTATCGCCTTCACGATCCTTGGTGAGCCCGCGAGCAAGGCAAATAGCCGCTCGATCGTGTCGCGCCGCTATCGCGACGACGCGGGCCGTATCAGGTCGCGGCCTATGTCGATCAGGTCGGAGAAGGCACTCGCGTTCGAACGCTACGCGCTGCGACAGATTCCACCGCTGTGCCGCGTTCAGCTGACCGGACCCGTTCGCGTCACGCTGCGGATTTTCTACGCAAGCGAGCGCCCGGACCTGGACGAATCGGTGATTCTGGACGTGCTGCAGAACCGCTATACGCATGTGAAGGTCAGCGGCGTGCGGGTGCGCGAACTGGCGCAGGCGGGCGTGTACATGAACGACCGGCAGGTGCGCGAGAAACACGTTTATCACGGTATCGACCGCACCAACCCGCGCACCGAGGTGATTGTCGAACCGCTGGCCGCGCAGCAATGCGCACTCGGGTTCGGCGCGTTGTAGGAGGAATCGACATGAACCCGCGACAACGAGAGGTAAGGATGATCCGTTCCGACCAGATACGCGCCCGCGCATTGCATGACGCGGCACGTCTGCGTGACGCGCTTGCGCTGATCGCCGACCTTGCGGAAGGCACGCATAGTGCAATGACGCTACCGGACATTGCGAGGATCGCGCGTGCTGCGTTGGTCGGTCCCGAACCGCCCGACCCGCGTCAGCAATCCGGCGCGGCGACGCACTGAGGGGGGAAACATGAACAGATTCCCGGTAGCCGAATGCGCGCCGCTCGTGAGCGTCACGCTGGCTGACCAGGTGCGCGCAGAAGCGATCCGCCGCGGCGGCGAGTGGAAAGGGCGGGCTGACAGGTGTGCGGCGCTCGCGGTGAGATGGTTTGGACACAGGCCGTGCAAGGGAGAGGACCTGCGTACCGTGTTTGATGAAATTTTTCGAACGGACGGGACATAACCATGCACCGTTGTCCGTGGCCCGGTTGCGAACAGATCGTCCGGCGCAATACGTGGGGGTGTCGCCGACACTGGTACGCGCTGTCGAACGATCTGAGGGCGTGGATCGGCCGCGCCTACCGTCAGGGAATCGAGCGCGGCGACCATCCTTCGCGCTCGTACCGGGACGCGCACCGCGCCGCCCTCGAATGGATTCGGGAGCAGACCAGGGAGGCGCGATCAGCCGCGTATCAAACCTTGCCAGCGGACACTAAATCCTCGCCGATTCAGGTGCAATCCTCGCCCGGCGACGATCGATCCTTGCCGCCCCGGTTGCAATCCTCGCCCATCAACGCGGCATCCTCGCCGCCTCGGGAGAAATCGACGGCCGGCCGCAGTTTGCCTCTGGACAGGCCTGTGCGGTCGCCTTAAGGTGGGTATGCAGTTGTTTGTAATCATCCACTTATTAGATAGGAATCCAGATGAAATCGACGAAGACCGACACGACCCGCGCAGCAACGAACACGCCGGCGAAAAAAGCGGTGGCCGAGAGCGTGGTTCAGCCGAAGGCAAAAGCGACGGTCGCGGCGAAGCCTGCCGTCAAGACTCCGGCGACGAAGGTCGCGGCGAAGCCCGCCGCCAAGGCTCCGGCAGTGAAGGTCGCGCCGACGCCCCCCGCCAAGGCTCCCGCGAAGGTCGCATCGACGCCGCCCGCATCGAGCCAGTCCAGCAGCGCAACGGCGCTTCCTCAAACGGCCGGCGCGGCGCTCGCTGCGCGAATCGCCGACGCGTGCGTGACTGAAGTCAAGCTGGCTAAATCGATCAGCGTGGCGCCGCGCCGCATTCGCGAAATCATTGAAGGCAAGCGCCGGTTGACGGCTGATACGGCGGTTCGTCTTGCGGTGTTCTTCGCCGACGATCCGATGACCTGGATGGGCTACCAGCTTGCGTACGAGATCGCGCAGGAGACTCAGGAGCTCTCCGGCGTACTCGCGTCGATCGTTCCCCTGGCGCGCGTCGCGCAGACCTCTGTCGTCGCTTCCAGGGGGGCGTGAGATGGCGAGGAAAAAGCCGGTCGGAATCGCTGCAAAGCTGGTCCCTGAGAGTGGTCGCCCGAGGTTTCTCCCGAAAATGTTGGGCAAATTTTTATGGCCGGTTGCAGAGAACCTGGTGTATTCCTACGCGGGCAAGCTGTCGCCAGAGTATGCGCGCGGGGCCTGGAATTTTTACGAGCTATCGAACGGCAGTTTCTATCTGGCTCCCCGCGCGCCGGAACGGATGACATTGAGGATTGAGGGCAATCAGTTCGACGCGTCAATGAGCGCTGACGCGGCCGGAATCACGATCAGCCTGTTTGTGCTCAACCGGCTGATATGGACGATCCACGATCAGGGCGGCGACTATGACGATCTGGTGGACCGGTATTACGCGCTGCGAGAGTACGCGTGCCAGCACGACGAAAACCGGCTGATTCTGAGGGCAATCGACTAGCGCGATCCCACGCGAATCTTCCAGGCCGACGCGCGGTGCGTCGGCCTCTCGTGCTGATTTTTCTTGACAACCGGCAAAAACGGTCGAATATACGCAAAGTCAGCTAGTGCCCCGACTTCGCCCCGAACCCGCCTTGTGCGGGTTTTTTGCGTTTACGCGCTTCCACGTCCTGCTCACGCCGTCCATGAAAGATGTCTATTCTGGCACCGCCGCCGCGCTGCGAGATGCGCTCGCGCACGCGGTTTCGCGCGGCGGTACGTCATCGCTCGCAGTCCTGCACCAGTCGCCATCGGGCGACACCGTGCTGACCGGTACCGACGCCACCGCGCAGGCCGCGCGTATCCGCTATCGGCTCGACCAGTTGCCCGCTGTACAGCGCGCGCTGCTCATGCTCAGCTACGCACCCCGAAACCTGACCTGCGCGTGTCATCGTCCCTGCTGCGCGGGGCACTATCCCAATCCCGAATGGTCGGGCGCGCTCGCGCTGATCGTCGCGCACACTGCGCCGCTCTTTACCGGGCACGCCCCGAACATTCGTTTGCGCTCCGCGCTCGTCGCCAACATCCTGACGCATACCAGTGAGACACAGGTCAGTCTTGCCCAGCGCTGCGGCGTGCACCGGCAGACGGTAGCGGAGCATACAGCGATTCTCGGCGCGGCGCTGAGCGGCACGCGGCAGAAGGCCGGCGAATTCGATGCCGCGTTCTCACGCATCGATACGCTGCTGCGCGAGGCGGGCATCGTACGCGACGAAAGCGCATCCGGTACGCCGAATGAACAAACAGCCGTCCTGGCCCGCTGACCGCGTGGAGCGCTGGCCGCTCGCGCGGGTGCTCGAGGCTGAACGCAATCCGCGCACGCATACCGATTCGCAGGTCGAGGCCATTGCGGAATCGATGCGCGAATTCGGCTGGACCATTCCGCTGCTGGTGGACGAGGGCGGCGCGCTGATCGCCGGACACGGACGACTTTTCGCCGCACGCCGGCTTGAACTCGCCGACGCGCCTGTCATCGTCGCGCGCGGCTGGACCGAGGCGCAGAAACGCGCGTACCGGATCGCCGACAACAAGCTCGCGCTCAATGCCGGATGGGATGCCGCGCTCCTGTCCGCAGAACTCGCCGCGCTGGCCGACGAAGGTTTCGCAGTCGATCTGCTCGGGTTCTCCGATGCCGACATGGCGCGACTGATTGATGACACCGACCGGCTCACGCTCGATCACGCTGCACGGGCCGCCGAAGCCGCAGACCCGACGGATTTCGGTTTTGCAGACGCGAACGCCGATACGCGCGAACGGACTCCTGTCAGTACAGCCGCCGACGCTACCGTCAGCCCTGACGGTACTTCTGCTGTGCGCGATGCAGCGCTTGCAGTCTTTTCCTGCATGGTCCGGGTGGCCGACCGTCAGATTCTGTTTGACGCCATTGCCCACGCGAGGACGCGCGGCGCAGCCGATAGCGGCGCGGCGCTGGTACTGATCGCTCGCGAATGGCTGAATCCATGACCCCACACGCGCCAACTCACGCCTTCACGTCTTACGGCTGGCAGCATGGCTATCTGGCTGACGCATTGCAGGCGTGGACAGACGACCTCGCTATGACTGAGCCGCAGGCGACTCACTTCGGCTACGTGTATGAGGGCGCAGCGCGACTGCAGCACAACGGCCATGCGTGGATGCTGCACGCCGGCCAGTACTTCTGCGTTCCGGGCCGGTTCACGCTGTCTGCACGGAGCAGCCGCGGAGTCATCATGCGGCGCGCTGGCTGGCGCGGCCTGTTCATGATCGGTGGGCCCGTCGAGCACAAGGGCCGCTTGCGCTATATCGACCAGTGCAGTGATACCACGCTGGTTCAGCCGGTTCGCCGCGGCGATCCATGTCTGAACCTGCTGTACTTCCCCGCAGGCGTTTTTCAGACCGCACACACGCATCCATCGGACCGGCTTGGACTCGTTCTCTCAGGGCGCGGGACGTGCGTCGCACGTAATGCGGGCGCGGATGCCCGCATCGCGCTCGAAGCGGGAATGATCTTCTGCATCCATGCGAACGGCCGACACCACTTCGCAACCGACCGGGGCGACGAAATGCGCGTGCTCGCCTATCACCCGGATTCCGATTGCGGCCCGACCGACGACGATCACCCGATGATTAACCGCACCATCGTGGATGGCGTGTCGGCCCGCAATCTTGCTGCGATCCGCACGACCGGCGATGCGACACTGGAACGCTCATGAGCGGTAAGGCGCGTCTGACGCTGGATCGGCACTATGTGGACGAAACCGTCCACGATGCAGCGCTCGAAAGACTCCGGCATCTTTACAGCAGATTCGACCGGATCGTCGTCTCGTTTTCGGGCGGCAAGGACTCGACGGTCGTACTGCATCTCGCACTCGCGGTCGCTCGCGAGACCGGACGCCTGCCGCTCGAGGTGCATTTCTATGACGAGGAGTGCATATCGCCCGACACCGAGGACTATGTGGAGCGGGTGCGCGCGCAGCCCGATATCGCGCTTACGTGGTATTGCGTGCCGGTCAAACACCGCAACGCCTGTTCGCGGCAGCAGCCGTACTGGTACTGCTGGAATCCCGACGAGCGGGAGAAATGGGTACGCCCCATGCCGTCCTGCGCTGAGCCGACGATGCCGGGTTTTGCGCGCGGAATGATGATTCCCGATTGCAGTCATCTGCCATTCGCGGGACAGTCGCAGACCGTCGCGATGCTGCGCGGCATCCGTACTCAGGAGTCGTTGCGCCGGTTGCGCATGACCATGCGCTCGCGCGTCGATAACTACATTCATCAGAGCCCTAACGCGCGAAGCGTGTGGTTGTGCGATCCGATATACGACTGGCGGTTCGAGGATGTTTGGGTCGCGCCGTCGTGCTTCGGCTGGGACTACAACCGCACGTATGATCGCTTCGAAGCGATGGGCCTGGCGCACGCCCAGCAGCGCGTCTGCCCGCCGTTTGGCGAAGAACCGCTCAACCTGCTGCACACCTGGGCGATCTGCTATCCCGACCTGTGGCACCGGATGACCGCTCGCGTGCCAGGTGCCGCGACAGCGGCACGCTATGCGCTGACCGAGCTTTACGGTACGCATCTGCGCGAGCCGCCCGAAGGTCTGACATGGCGGGAGTGGACCTGGCGGATTATCGATCTCTACGATGAGCCTTGGCGCTCGCGCGTGGCGTTGTCCCTCAAGCGCGCGATAGAAGTACATCAGCGCAAGACGAAGCGGCCGATTGACGACACAAGAGCCGACCCGATGAGCGGCGTGTCCTGGCGGGCGCTCGCGCAGATCGCGCTCAAGGGTGACTTCAAGAACCGCAAGGCCGGCGGGCTGGTCACGCTGGCTGGAGCAGAGCAGAAGCGGCGAGGGCTGACGCTCGAAGAAGTGCTCGCAATGGAAACCGACAATGACGGCACCCGCTATTGAGTCAGCTTCCCCGCTGCCGGATGACGTGCGCGGCGCTATCGAACGCGCTGCCGTCTCACGCGTGAAGTGGTTACATCGCGATTGCGTGCGCGCAAACGACTACAACCCGAACCGGGTCGCCCCGCTGGAACTCGAACTGCTGCTTCTCTCGATACTCGAGGATGGCTTCACGCAGCCGCTTGTCGTGCTGAAAGACAGTAGCGGTTACGTCCTCGTCGACGGCTATCATCGCTGGCTGGTTTCCGGCGATGAGCGAATCCGCGAACGGTATGGCGGCTACGTTCCGGCTGCGGAGATTGAAGCCGATTCGGTGCACCGCATGATGTCCACGATCCGGCACAACCGCGCCCGTGGGACGCACGCTGTTCTGCCGATGGCCGGGATTGTCCGCACGATCATCGAGGCAGGCGTACCGGTACCGGAGATCGAGCGCGGCCTTGGCATGGAACCGGAGGAAGTAGACAGACTTGCAGACCGCTCCGGCATGCCTGAACGCGTTGGCAAGCGCCTCGCAAAAGCGGAGTTCGGCCGCGCGTGGATTCCGTCCTGACGCTGCGTGTATCGATGCTTGAACTGTCGATCAGCTCGAACATTGAGGCCGTGTCGCGCAAGCTCTCAGCGCTGGCTTATCGGCAATTGCCCTTTGCCGAAGCACGCACTGTGACCGAACTGGCGAAGCTGGCCGCCGACGCCGAAAAGAACGCACTACCGCAGGTGTTCGACAACCCGACGCCCTTTACGGTCAACTCGGTGGCCGTGCAGCCCGCGCGCAAAGGAGCGCCCGTCGCACGCGTCTATATCCGCGACCGCACCGCGCAGTATCTCGCGCCCTATGAATTCGGCGGCGCGCAGTATCTTGGCGCGAAGCCGGCGAACCTCGTTCCGGTCGGCGTATCGGCGAACCAGTATGGCAACTTGCCACGCAACGCCATCCGCAAGTACATGGGGCGATCTGACGTGTTCATGGGGCCGATCAAAACGAAGCACGGCACGATCTACGGTGTATGGCAGCGCCCGTTTCTGCGCGAGCGTGCGACCGATATTTCAGGGAACGTCCGGCAGCGTAAAAAGCTGCGGGGAAGGCATACGCTGGGAGCAGACGTCAACACGACCGGCCGTCTTCGTTTGCTGGTCGAGTTTCGGCCGCCCGTCGAAACGAAAGAGCGGCTCAGATTTGGCGAGCGCGCAGCAGCAGTCGTATCGGCGAACTTCGACCGGGTTTTCGGGCGGGAACTTGCGCGGGCTGTCGCGAGCGCGCAAGGGTAGTGTTGAGTGTTACTGCGCAGGCACACTACCCGTAGATGGTATTCAGTTCACGCATGAGGACGGCCTTTGCCGCTTCGATGAACCCTTGTGGAAAGGGGATATAGACGAGCCCCTGGATATTTGACGGGATGTTCACCCCTTCCTCGTGCAGCACCACCACCCGCGCGAGCCCATACTTTCCTTGGAAATATCCAATTTCGTGCATAACGTTTTCTCTAGCACGTAATTGGCCACTTTCGTCCTTGTCGTCCCCGGTCATGACAATAACGGCTGAATCGCACTGATTTGCTGCTTCCTCCAATTTTCCGAGAACGGTCAACCCCTTATTGGGTTCTTGAGCAAGTTCGAGCGTCGCAAGCTTAAGATCGCGTTCGATAAACGACTGCACCTCGTACCAATCCTTTGCCCGCCCGTGGCTAATAAATACCCTGCGTGGAGCCGCAGCGATCGGCGCTGCAAGTTCACTGTTGGACCGAATTTCGATTACTTGATCAACATTCCTCGATAGGCGTTCAAGCTGTCTACGGGAATACCAGTTTGGGCGCGATCGGCCGTCGCTGCTCGGTTGCATGGCGGAGTCCGCCACCTCCTTTACGTCTGGAAAATCGCCGTATAGATCCGGTAGGGTTTCGCGTAGATCTTCAACTGCGTTTGCAACCCCGGCGAAGTACGCTTCGACATCGTCTGGCGAGAATAGTCGGATGGGCAACTTGTGTGCTCCGGTCCCCATAAGCGTTTTGTCGATGACTCTCTTCAGACCGGCGAGTTTCGCCATTGTGGCTGCTACCGATGCCATATGCCCTCCAGTTTGATTTGACTTGAGTCCAGCGCGTGCTGCCCCGGTGAGGTCGGAAGCCTAACATGCCGCGCGCGGTCGACCGCCCGGAGCGGGTCCTGGTCCCCTCTCGAAAAATGGGGGCAAATTGCGCGACCCCGTTCTTTCTGTAGCTACAGGTATCAAAAAGTCTTTGCACCGTGGCTGACGGCATTTCAATCCGCGAGTTCGCGCGGCGCGAGCACGTTTCGGACACGCTTGTTCATCAGGCGCTGAAACAGGGACGGCTTGCGAAGCGCGTAGACGGCCTGATGGACCCAGCGCTCGTCGGTACCCGCTGGCGCGCGAGCGAGCGGCCTGACGAAAGCGCAAAGGCACCTGCAAAGGAGAGTTTGCAGTCAGCCGGAAGTGCAAAGGGCCTCGCCTACGGCGAAGCCCTGCGCATCAAGGAGAACTGGACCGCGCTGTTACGCCGTCTGGAGTATGAGCAGAAATCCGGCGCACTGGTTGAGCTGGCCGTCGCACGAGGCGTCGTGTTTGAGCTATGCCGGGAGCAGCGCGACGCGTGGCTTGCGTGGCCCGCGAAGGTCGCGCCGTTCATCGCAATGGCCTTCGGTCTGGACGACATTGACCGGCTAACGAACACACTGGCGGCGCATGTCCATCAGCAGCTTGCCGACCTCGGGGAGCCTGAACCGCGCTTCAACGCAGAACAAGGCCGATGATCTTCGACGTGTCGGCCGCAGCGGATGGACCCCGCCGCCGCGTCTGAGCGTTCCGCAGTGGGCTGACCAGTACCGGCGACTCGCGAAGGAATCGGGCAGCCTGTCCGGCCGCTGGTCGACCGGGACCGTGGAAGCCGCACGCGGGCCGATGCTCGCAGTGACCGAGCCGGGCGTGCATGTCATCACGGCGATGGTGAACACGCAGTTGTTCAAGACGTCGCTGATCGAAAACATATTCGGCTACTTTGCGCATCTCGATCCGTGCCCGATGCTGCTTCTCCAACCGAAGGAAGCCGCGGCCGAACAGTTCAGCAAGGAACGCATTACGCCACTGGTGCGGGTCACGCCCGTACTGCGTGAGCGGGTCGGCACGACGAAGACCCGCAACGCCGAGGAAACGCTGCTGTTCAAGTCGTTTCCTGGCGGCTTCCTCGCGCTCGCGGGCGCGGGCAGTCCCGATAACCTCGCGCGCCGCCCGATCCGGCTGGTTCTCGCGGACGAAATCGACAAGTACCCGGTCACGCGCGAAGGCGACCCTATCGCGCTCGCCGAGGAACGGGTCGCCACGTTCGCGAACTGGCTCTCCGTGCGGACCTGTTCACCAACCGTCACCGAGGAAAGCCGCATCGAAGCCAGTTACGGCGAGTCGGACCAGCGTCGCGCGAGCGTGACCTGTCCGCATTGCGGGCACCGTCAGTTCCTCGAATTTTTCCGCCATGTCGAGTGGGAGAAGCGCAAGGACGACAAAGGCAACGTAACTGGCCATCGCACGAAGACCGCGCGCGTGTACTGCCAGTCGTGCGGCGCGGGCTGGTCCGAGTCAGAACGGCTTACCGCCTTGCAGTCCATACGGTGGCATCAGACGCGGGTATTCGAATGCTGCGGCGCGCGGCATGTGCCGCTCGATGCGTACGAGCGCGCCTGGCGTAGCAGCGACGAAGCACGCGATGATCCCGATCCTGTTGGCGTGGTGTGGGACTGGTGGGCGTCCGAAGGGTATGCCGTCTATCGCGCGAAGTGTCCGACATGCGGCGCGTGGGGCATCGATAACACGCACGCCGGATTTCAGGCGTCGAAGCTCCTGAGCCCGTGGACGCGCGACCGGCCCGCCGATATCGCGGCGCGCTGGATCGACGCGCAGGGCGACGAGGAACGGCTGCAAGCCTGGTGGAATACACAGATGGGACTCCCGTACCGTCCGCGCACCGGTCGCGCGCTCTCGGTTGAGGCGGTCATTGCTCGCGGCGAGATATGGCCGGCGGAAGTGCCCGATGGTGTCGCTGTGCTGGTGGTCGGCGCGGACGTGCAGGATTATCGCGTCGAGCTTGAAGTCGTGGGCTGGGGCCGCAACGAGGAAAGCTGGTCAATCGATTACGAAATCATCGAGGGCGAGTTTTCGGATGCACGCACACAGGCGCGCATCGACACGTATCTAAAACGCCTGTGGTACCGCGCTGACGGTCGTCCCTTTGAAATCATGGCTGCGTGCATTGATTCGGGCGGGCATCACACGCAGGCGGTCTACCAGTTCTGCGCGGCGCGCATCGGCCGCCGTATCTGGGCGGTCAAGGGCGAATCGGCACGCGGCGGCGAGCGCAATCCGGTGTGGCCGTCAAAGCGCCCCACGTCGCGCACGAAGAGAACCTATCGCCCAATCCTTCTCGGGGTGAACGCGGCGAAAGACACGATCCGTCAGCGGCTGCTGCTCGATACGCCGGGACCGGGTTACATGCACTTCCCCGCAGACCGTGACATTGGCTATTACGCGCAACTGACCGCCGAGCGGATCGTGATCCGGGAATCGGGCGGCAGACGTTACCGGGTGTGGGAACTGCCACCGGGCCGCGCCAATGAGGCGCTTGACTGTCGGGTGTATGCGTATGGCGCGCTGTGCGGTCTGCTGTTCTTCGGCCTGCAACTGAACCGCCGCGCCGACGCGGTACAGGCACGGACGCCGCCGCCTGACGTGCCGCCGACGCCGCACCGCCCGTATCCGGCCACTGCCCGAATGCGGACATCGCTCGTTCAGCGTCTTGCCTGAATCGCACGTCTAAGCTGCCATGCCCTGTCGCCGCCTGAGCATCCTGGACGGGATGACGCTCGGTGCGCTCGAAAGGCAGCTTGCGAGCATGCAGCAGGCGTATCTCGCGCTGGTGTCGGGCACAAAGGCGCAGTCCGCGTCGTACGCACAGGCAGACGGTAGCCGCTCCGTCGCGTACACGCAGACCAATATCGCCGATCTGGTGCAGGCCATCATCGGCGTACAGACACAGATCGATGCACTGCGCGGACTCTGCCGCAACCGCCGCCGTCCGGTCACGCCGTACTTCTGAGCCAGCAATGGGCGTCATCGTTGACGAAAGCGGCCAGCCGATTCCGGCACCCGTTGCTGTACGTGGCGGCGCGCCGAACGCGCTAACGGGGGAACCGGGGCGCGCGATGGTCATGCCGGGGCTCGGGCTGCCTGGTTACCAGTTTCCGTACGACGCTGCGGACTGGTTCGCCCAGGAGATGGGCAACTGGTTGCCGTGGATACGGTCGCCCGATTCGGAGATAAACCTATTCCGGGACTGGATGGTTGCGCGCTCGCGCGACCTCTTTCGCAATGACGGCTGGATCAATGGCGGTGTTACCCGCATTCTCGATAACACCATCGGCACCAGCCTGCTGCTGTCGGCGAATCCCGATTACCGGGCGCTGGCATTGCGTACCGGCATAAGCGAATTTGACGCCACCTGGGCCGATGAATTCCGGCGCACGGCGGAAGCGCTCTGGCGCGGCTATGCGGAGAACCCTGCGCACTACAACGATGTGGCGCGACAGCTTACGCTCGGTCAGCAGTTCCGGCTCGCAATGCGTCACAAGCTGGTCGACGGCGAAGGGCTGGGTCTCATCTACTGGCTACCCGAGCGCATCGGCTATGGCGGCGCGGACTACGCGACCGCGTTGCTGCTGCTCGATCCCGACCGCCTGAGCAACCCGTATCAGGCGATTGATTCGCGCTACCTGCGCGGCGGTGTCGAGATAGACGATTACGGCGTCCCGCTCGCGTATCACATCCGCGAGGCGCACCAGAGCGACTGGTATCTCGCCGTCGAGGCGAACACCTGGGAGCGTATCGAGCGCTGCGACGACGACGGCTGGCTGCGCGTCCTGCACGACTATGACCGCGACCGGGCGGGCCAGCATCGGGGCCTCGGGGTGTTCACGCCGGTCCTGCTGCACGCGCGCATGCTCGCGCGGTATTACGGCGTCGAGCTACAGGCCGCGACTATCGCCGCGACATTCGGCACCTACGTTACGTCGCCCTATGATCCGGCGCTGGTGCAGGATGCGCTTGGCGCGGGCGAAGGCGAGGAATTGCCGCTGTATCAGGCATTGCGCGCACGCTGGGCCGACGAACGGCCCGCGATGCTCAACGGCGCGCGTATTCCCACGCTCGCACCTGGCGAATCGCTCGAAAGCGTCTCGGCCGCACACCCGCATGGCAACTTCGAAACCTTCGCGCACGAAATGCAGCGCGTGATTGCAGCGGTGCTGGGGCTCAGCGCCGAGCAGCTTTCGCAGGACTGGAGCAAGACGAATTACAGCAGTGCGCGAGCCGCGCTACTTGAAGCGTGGAAGACCCTCACGCGGCGGCGCGACGAGTTCTGCCTGAACTTCGCGTCACCGTTCTACGGTGCGTGGCTGTGGGAAGCAATGGACCGGGGTGAGCTGCCGCTGCCGGCCGCTGCGCCGCCGTATATCGAGGCGCGCGCCGCGTATGCGCGCTGTTCATGGATGGGGGTGGCGCGTGGCTGGATCGATCCGACCAAGGAAAAGGCCGGTGCGGTGATGGGCATGGACGCGGCACTTTCCACGCTCAAGCGTGAATGCGCGGAACAGGGCCTCGATTATGAGGAAGTACTGCATCAGCGCGCGAACGAAATCCGGCTGATGAAGGAACTTGGGCTTGATTTGCCCGCCTGGGCTGGCAGTATCGCTGCGGCAGAAGCGGCAAAACCCGAGGCAGCACCTGTGCCGCAATAGTATCCGGCTGCATTGACAACCGGGCGCTGTGTTCAGGACTGGCGACGCGCGGCGAACAGCTTGCGCGCGAGCGCAATCAGGCGCAGGGGATTCAGGCGGAAATGGCTATGGCGTGCAACGCCTGCGCGGCTGTAGAGGTGCGTAGCTTCAATCAGGGTAATGGGGCTCATGACTTTCTCCGTATAAATTCGAATACAGGATAGGTCTCCCTGTCTCAAATTTGAATAGGTTCAGTCCGAAAGATAGATGCCCCCGGATATCGAGGTCGGTGGAAAGTGAAGCCAGCTTTGTTGAATTGCAGGTTTCCGGGTGGCGACACGCCCAACGGTGCCGCGACGGCTAAATGAAGGGACGCAAAAAATAGCGCGCCACAAGGACGCGCCGTGAAAAGGGTTTTCTACTGCATGCCAACCCTATCGCCCCCGGCAAGCGGAGGACGTACTGAGGGGCGACGCTTCAATGGTAGGCGTGTATGCCGGACGCAGACCTCGGACAACTCCCAAAAAACCGGAAGATGCACGATGGTCGTGAACTATCCGCACCTGGCGACGCGCCTTTTTAATGTGCCGCTCGCCATTGCGCCGGGCAAGATCGAAATCATCATGGCCGCGCTCGCTGACCGTTTTGGTCTCGCGCGGCTGTTGCGCCCGAACGGTCAACTGCTCGCGTTCGACGGCGACTATGAAGCGGGCGAGCCTGCGGACGACCGGGCCTATGAAGTCATCCAGGGTATCGCAGTCATTCCCGTTCAGGGCACGCTGGTGCAGAAGCTCGGCACCCTGCATCCGTACTCGGGTATGACCGGCTATGACGGCATCCGCGCGAACCTCGCGACGGCGCTGGCCGATGACTCGGTGCGTGCAATCGTGCTCGATATCGACAGCCCCGGCGGCGAGGTCGCGGGGTGTTTCGATCTGACCGACGCCATTTACGGTGCGCGGGGCATCAAGCCGCTGTACGCGATCCTCACCGAGTGCGCGTTTTCCGCCGCGTATGCGCTTGCTTCGGCCTGTGATCGGGTGATCGTGCCGCGCACGGGCGGAACCGGTAGCGTCGGCGTGATCGTCGCGCATGTTGATTTTTCGAAAGCGCTCACCGATGCGGGCCTGACGGTCACGCTCATTACCTATGGCGAGCGCAAGGCAGACGGCAGCGAATACCGGCCACTCTCTGACGAAGCCTATGCACGCATCAAGGCAGACGTGGACAGCGTAGGCGAACTGTTCGTGGCGACGGTCGCACGCAATCGCGGGCTGACCGTGGCGCAGGTTCGCGACACGCAGGCCGCAACCTTCCTCGGGGCGGGGAGCGTCGATACCGGCTTTGCCGATGCCGTCATGTCACCCGACGCGGCGTTTCTTGCGCTACTCGATTCGCTCGCGCTTTCATCCGTGCCGCAGTAACCACCAGGACCATGCAGGAGGTCTTCAAAATGGGATTCTCTCTTTCAGCCATGACCCGCTCATTGCCATTCGCGCACCTCGGGCGCGCGGCGACTCGCGCGCGTGCCGAAGACGCGCCGCCCCCGAATGACGACAAGCCCGACGCGCCCGCCGAGCGCGACCGCGAGGATGGCGCACACAACGATGCGCGCACACGGCGCGCACAGGACGACGAGCCGCGCAACGGCGACGATGCACAGGACGACGACAACGAAGAAGACGAGGACGAGGACAACGACGAAGGCAATGGCGATAACGTCCAGCTCGGGGACGGCGACAGCCGCGACGACTCCGACGATGCTGATGAACGGGACAGCCGGCGCGGCAAGGCCAGACGTGGTCAGGCGCAGGATGGTGACGACGAGGAAGAAATGCATGGCAGTTCCGTCGAGGCGCGCGCGCGCCGCCGCGAGCAGGCGCGCTGCGCCGCGATATTTTCAAGTCACGCCGCCGCGCGCAATCCGGTACTGGCCGCCAATCTCGCGTTCAGGACGCGCCTCGCGCGCGGTGCCGCGCTCGCGGTACTCGAAAGCACACCCGCCGCGCCGACCGCCAATAGCGGACGCGTCGAGCGCAATCCGCGCGTCGGCCCGGGAGGTACACCGGGCATGAACTCACGTCAGGCCATCGCGTCGGCATGGGACCACGCATTCGCGAAGGTGAATGCGCGCAAACGCTAGTGCGCGTACCGGTTTTTCATCCGTTCCATTACAGGGGATCACGATCATGGGCGCTCCTACTGTCCCGCCGCTCTTTGAGAACTGGCATGACGGCGGCTTTCTCGTCTCCGAAGCGAACGGCCACCGCTCGCGCGACGGCATCGTCCTGACGGGCGGTGTGTATGTCATGGCCGGGACCATTCTCAGCCGCCTTGCCTTGCCTCCGCCACCCCCGCCAGGCAGTGACGCAAGGGGCGACGCGGGGGCCGCGTCGGTCGTCGCAGGCACGCCGGAGCGCGAGAACACCGGCGACGGTGTCCTGCGGCTCACCGATCCGCCGCATGCCAGCTCGTCGCCGTACGGCCGCTACGTCTGCACCTTCACGAGCCGCAACACGTTCGACGTGAGCGGACCCGATGAACTGGGCGCGACTGCGCAGCAGACCGGGGCGCCGGTCGTCGTCGGCGGCCTGAGCTTCGTCATCGAACAGGGCGCAAAGCGCTTCGCTGCGGGCGATACCTTCGCGATCACGTTCACTGCTGCCGATCCGTCCGATATCGGCACGCCCGGTATCTGGATGCCCTGGAATCCCGCCGCGACTGATGGCTCCGAAGTCGTGGCGGGTCTGCTGTTCGGCTCGCGCGATACGACGCGGATGGATCGCGCCGCCGTCGCGATCGTGCGCGACGCGGAAGTGAACGCATCGGAGCTTGTCTGGCCGTCGGACGTGACGCCGTACCAGATGCAGATCGCGGGCGACCAGTTGCGCGCCGCAGGCATCCTGCTGCGCTAGTATCCCTTTCCTTCCTCGCAAGGCCGCACGGACGCTGGTCCGGGGCGGTCTTTTCTTTTGGGGAGCCGTCATCATGGCTGGCGAAATTCTCGATGTATTCCATCAGGACCCCTTCACGGCAATTGCGCTCTCGGACGCCGTTCAGCGCAACCCGTACCAGCCTGTCGGCCTCGGCGAGCTGGGCGTATTCGATCCCAACCCGATCCGCACGAAAGCGCTGGCGGTCGAGGAACGCACCGGCAAGCTGATCCTGATCCCGTTCTCCCAGCGCGGCGAGGAAGGCACGCAGCGCACGACCGAACGTCGCAAGATGCGCTATTTCGACGTGCCGCGCCTGATGCACTCGGACACGGTGTACGCCGAGGAAGTACAGGGCATCCGCGAGTTCGGTACGGAATCCGTCCTGATGCAGGTCGAGGCCGAAGTTGCGCGGCGGCTCTCGGGACCGACCGGGCTGCTCGCGAGTGTCGAATACACGAAGGAATTCCTGAGGCTCGCCGCGTTGCAGGGACTGGTGCTCGATCCGAAGGACGGCAGCGTGCTCTACAACTGGTTCGATGAATTCCAGATTCCGCAGGCCACCGAAACGCCGTTCGATCTGGGCGCGACCGAGGCAGGCAAGGCGAACACACCCTTGCGGCCGATCTGCAACGCGATCATCCGTACGATGGCGCGCAAGTCCCAGGGCGCATTCACGCCGACCACGCGCGTCTACGCGATGTGCGGCGATGCTTTCTATGACGCGTTCGTCAATCACCCGGACGTGATCCGTACGTTCGTGAACTGGTCCGATGCGCGCGCACTGCGCGACAACTCGCAGGGTGCCGCGTTTGATGCGTTCGTGTTTTCCGGCATTACGTGGTTCAACTATCGCGGCTCGGACGACAACGTGACCATCAAGGTTCCTGATGACGTGGTGAAGTTTTTCCCGGTCGGCGCGCCCGGTGTATTCCGCGAAGCGATGGCGCCGGGCGAAACCGTCGATTGGGTCAACACGCCGGGACGGCCCGTGTACGTGCTGCCGATCTTCGACGTGCTGCGGCGCATGTGGTGGAAGATGGAAGCGTATGCGTACCCGCTCTACGTCTGCACGCGGCCCGAAGTGCTGCTGTCCGGTCGCATGCTCGAAGGCACCACGGTAAGCGCTGCCGGCCCCGCGCCTGACGTCCCGGTCGCAGCGAAAGTGGATCGGGCAGCCGCAGCCAGCGCCGCGACGACTGTCTGAGCGGTCCGCGTCATGATCGATTGGGACAGCCTGGTACTTGCCCCCGTCGAGGGCATATTCGGACAGGCAGCGACGTACTACGCGAGTGACGGTGAGCCGCACGCGCTGCACGGCGTATTTGACGAAGCCTTTACGAACGTCGATGTGGTCGACGGCGTACCGGTTACGACTACGCGGCCATGCTACGGCTTTCGCGTGGCAACACTTCCCGTTACTGCACACCAGGGCGACACGCTGTTCATTCCGGCCGCGCCCGGTGCGCCGCTCAGCGACACGACCTATGTCGTCCGCGAAGTCCGTACGGATGGACATGGGTGGTGTTTCCTGCTGCTGAACCTCGCTCCCTGAGTTACGCGTATGCCCCGCGCCCGCATTGCGTTGCGGATGCTTGGGCGTCGTCAGGTGCGTCTCGCCGCGCTTGGCGCACTGGAGCGCGCAGAGCTTCAGGTCGCCGGCCGGCCGGTCCTGATCCGCTCGCCGGGCGACTGGGCCGCGCCGTCTGACGTGCTGCCTGCGGTCATCGTGCGTACCGCGCACGAATCGAAATCCTCATTCAATCGCGGCATGCCGCAGTTCACCACGACATGCAGCCTCGAAGTCAAGGCGATGGTCGAGGCGACGACGGGCGAAGCCGCACAGGACGCCATTGAATCGCTCTGGTACGCCGTCGAAAACGCGCTATTGCTCGACTGGTCGCTTGTACGCATGCTGCAGCAGTTCGCGACCGTCGAAAGCGTGCTGGATATCCGCGCGGAAGGTGCGCGTCACCTCGCCGGTATCGCGGCGTCCTTCCGCTGCGAGTTTCCCGAAATGTACGACCCCACGGTTGAGCAGCCACAGCCGGCGCCCTGGCCGCTCGATCCGCCCGCGCCCGCACCGCTCGAAAGCGTCGGCCTGCACGCGGACCTCACCAATCGCGCCGACCCGACCGGCACCTATCCCGCGCCGCCGTTTCCGCAGGCGGTCGTCCCCGCGCCGCGTACGCACGGCCCTGATGGACGCGACGAGGGCCGGCTCGACATTCCGTTGAAGGGGAACTGACATGCACATCAGGCCAGCAACCGGGGTGCGGGTGCGCGATCCCGACCTGCGCGACTTCCTGCCCGATGCGGGGCGCGTCGTACCCGATTCGGTGTACTGGCGTCGCCGTCTGCGCGATGGCGACGTGGTGCCCGTCGCGGATGAGCCGCCCACCATACCGGACACGCCAGACGACCCCGACGCGACGCGGCGCGCATCACACCGCACGCGCGAACCCAAAGCCACCGACCCGACGTAAGACGCGCTTTCAGCGCATCTGCCTGCCGCTGCGCGCGCTTCCCGCGTTTCATCCCCTCAAGTCAACCGCGCGAGCCCCGCCACGGGCCGCCCCGGCCGTCCTGTGTCCGTTTCCGTCTCCGGTTCGCGCCCACCTTCCCGGGAGGTTGCTCCCATGATTCCCTTTACCAACCTGCCTGAGAACATCCGCGTCCCGCTGTTCTACGCGGAACTCGACGCGTCGCAGGCCAACAGCGCCCAGCTCAACCAGCGCACGCTGATTATCGGGCAGATGACCGACGCCGGAACCGGCGAGCCGGGCACGCCGGTTATCAGCGCGGGCGTGGGCGACGCGCGCGCACGGTGGGGCAGCAATTCGATGCTCGCCGCGATGACCGCTGCCTATCGCGCGGCCGATAGCTTCGGCGAAGTGTGGTATCTGCCGCTCGAGGACGCAACCGGCGCGGTAGCCGCAAGTGGAACGGTCACGCTCAACATCGAAGCCGACGCCAGCGTCTCGGGCGTCATCTCGCTTTATATCGCCGGTCGGCGCTACCAGTTGCCGGTGCAGGCCACGCAGGGCGCGGCCGACATCGCGGAAGCGCTCGCCACACTCGTTGCTGCAGATGCGTTCGGGCTGGTGAGCGCATCGGCTCAGGACAACGTAGTCACGCTGACCGCCATCAATGCGGGCATGGCGGGCAATGAAATTGACGTGCGCCTGAACTACGGCGGCTCACGCGCGGGCGAATCGACGCCGCTCAATCTGGACATAGCAATCGCGCCGATGGCGGGCGGCGCGATCAATCCGACCGACACGCTACAGACCGCGCTCGATAACTGCGGCGACATGCCATTCGACTTTATCGTCTGCCCGTATACCGATAGCGTCAGCCTCGATGCACTGCATACCTTCCTGAACGACCAGACCGGGCGCTGGTCGTGGAGCCAGCAGATTTACGGGCACGCTTTTGCCGCGTACCGGGGTACGCTCGCCGCGTGTACGACATTCGGTGCGGGCCGCAACAACCAGCATGAATCGGTGCTTGGGTTCCATGATTCGCCCACACCCGCATGGATCATCGCCGCGCAGCTTGCCGGCTCGATCGCGCCCGCGCTACGTAATGATCCGGGGCGCCCGGTCCAGACCCTGCCGATTCACGGCATGCTCGCGCCGCCCGTTGCCTCGCGCTTCCTGCTCACCGAGCGCAATACGCTGCTCTATGACGGTATCAGCACATTCAATGTTGGCGATGACGGCACCTGCTACGCCGAGAACATCACGACGACTTACCAGAAGAACCCCTGGGGCGATCCCGACGACAGTTATCTCGAAGTCGAAACCATGTACCTGCTGATGTACGTGCTGCGTGCGCTGCGCTCGATGGTGACGTCGAAGTACTCACGCATGAAGCTCGCCGCGGACGGCACGCGCTTCGCATCCGGTAGCGCCATCGTCACCCCGCTTCTCATACGTGCGGACGTGATCGCCAGGTATCAGGAACTCGAATTCGATGGCTACGTGCAGAACAGCGCACTGTTCGCGCGGCAACTCATTGTCGAGCAGAACGCCCATAACCCGAATCGCGTTGACTGTCTGTGGCCCGGAACGCTGATCGACCAGCTCCGGATTTTTGCGCTGCTCGCGCAATTCAGGCTCAGCTAGTCATTCCGAACTGCAGCATTGAACCGCACGAAGCCGCCCCGGTGAACCGCCCGGGCGGCTTTTTCATTTCTGGAGCCCGCCATGTCAGATGACACAAATCGCCTGGCCGGTGTCGCATGGATATCGATGGACGGCCAGAACTACATGCTCTCCGGCGAACTGGCGTATTCACCCGCCGACTACGAACGTGAGTCACTGGTCGGACAGGACCGCGTACACGGCTATGCAGAGAAGCCGCGCGCGCCGTTCATTTCCGCGACGCTGCGCGACGCAGGCACGCTGACGGTCAAGGACTTC